TTTTTAGTTTGAAATGCTTTTACTGCTGCTTCAGTTGCAGGACCAAAATTACCTACAGGATCTACTCCTAATTTTTGTTGTAATAACTTAACGTTTTCGTTGTTATCGCCTTTTCTTAATATCATATTTTTAAATTTTAATAAGTTACAATTTTACCATAAATATCAGTGTTAGGATATCTCACTTCAAAGATCATAGGATCTAAAGATGGATATACTACTCCTTGTTTTGTAGCGGCTGCTATATCGTATGAATAAAGAGAGTAATTTCCACCAGCTAAGTTTTCAATATCTACATTAATTACTGATTGAACTCCTTTAATAGCTCCTATTAGATTATAAATGTCTGAATATATAATTGGTTGATTTATTTGCCATTTAGATATATTAAAATAATCTTTTAAAATGTTTATACAATTAGTTAATACTTCCTGTGAATTATACGCGGGTAATATAGATATGTCGAAATTAACTTTTATATTAGCATAATACGCGTCTTTAATTAATACAGCATCACTCATCATTTTATTATATGATAAGTATGTTTTTAAGTTTTGTTTTACAACATTTGATGCTCTAGTTATTTTACCATCAATATCATTTGATAAAATATAAACTGATAACGCTAATGGATTGTTAGTGACAAAGTTTTGTTTGTCTGTATCATTTGCTATTAAATAATCTTGAGTCACATAAGCTTTACTTATATAACCAAATTTAGAAGGTAATGATAAAGTTCTAACTAAATAATCAGCCTTAGTTACATTTCTATTTTGAGTTGGAAAGTTAGCTAAAGCTTGTAATCTTATTTCCTCAGTTGTTTCGCCAGGTCCACCACCAGATGAAGGTTCAGGATTATTAAAACGAACTGATCCATTTATGATAGAAACTATAGATGAATCTAAATTATATGAATCAATAAATGTATTCACAGTTTCATTTAAACCTATATCATCACTTGGTAAATTAGCTTTAATACCTCCACCTACTAAGTAAGTTACTGTTAATGTAGTATTTGAAGGAGCAATACCATATTCATTTGTATATTGGAAGTTTGATGGATCATAAGCCATATTCATTTTGCTTATACCATCTACTAAACCTATACCTACATTATCAGGATTAGGAATAATTACTTCGTCAGGTGATGATGTTACTCCACTACCAAATTCTAATGTTAAATTATTATCATCATCAAATCTAGTAGTAAAACGTCTATCTACTTTTTTAAGTCTTAATAAGAAACGAGCACTATTATCTTCATTATAATAATTAGGTTCGTTAATAGGTAAATTTAAAGATTCATCAAATACTGTATCTTGAGCTAAGTAAGGTACTTCATACCATTGATTATTATCACTATCTGTAATACTAATTACTTCAATAATATCTGATTCATTAATATTAATAGTAGGAAATTGTTCTGGATTGTTAAATGTAAAAGTAGCTGTTTTTACTTGACCTGATACTGCTTCTACTTGTTTTTTAAGTAAATAATATTGTGGGTTAGTAGTATTATTATAATATTGATAAACTACAACTTCAGTTGGATCAAATGAAGATGATTGTTTAAAATCAACTGAATCTTGAATTAAGAAAGTAATATCAGGATTTGAAATTGATTTAATTGATGAATTTTTCTCTATTCTTAAAGTGTATCTCCAATCTGGTTCAAATAAAGGAGCACCATTAGATGGTATTAGTTGAAATGCATCTAGTGTTACAGATGCGGCAGAGGTTAATTTTGGTCTATATCCTAAAGCATAAGCTAAAGCAATAATATTTTTACGTTCTTGAGCGTATAATAATAATGTTTCTTGTAACTGAGTATCAGTATAGAATGATAAAACATCACCTACATAAGCAGCCATTTCAATAAACATATTACCAGGAGCAGATGGACTAAAGTCCATATAACTGTTCTTGAAATATGTTCTAGCATAATTGATTAAATCAGATTTTAAAGTATTAAAATCCTTATCAAAATATTTAATATCAGGTACATTCGCCATTATTGTTGAGATAAAGTATTGGTTTCAACACTTATTACTAAAGTGTCAGGTTGGTTGCTTATAGAATAATCTAAAGATATATTTACTAAATTATTATCAGATTGTCTTCTAATTGTTATATCACGAATAATAATATTCGGAACATAAGCATATATTTCATTTTCTAATCTAGCAGATACTGAATCAAAACTAGTATCTGGTTCAAATAGAGATGCTCTTAAATCACCACCAAATGTAGGGTTAAATAAACGTTCGCCTTTATTAGTTAATATGTAATTAATTAGGTTAGATTTTACTTGTTCTTTAGTAGTGGTGGTTGTGTTAAAAACACTTGTATCATTATTAAAGACTACACTAATACCTATTCCTTTAGGTTGTCCTACATCTTGTGGATTTAAGGTATATGTTGGTCTTTTTAACATTATAATTGTCCTTTTTCTTTCATTGTAGCCATTAAACCACTAAAATCAGGTACAGCATCAATTTGTACTTGAGACACATCACCAGCAGGTCTAGCAGTTGATAACATTTGATCTACACTTGTCACAACAGCAGTTTCATTCATTAGGTTACCCATTCCAAAAGATTGAGCGTTTGATGAATCATAACTTCCCATTGAACGGAAATCTCCATTCACAGCAGTTTCATTTAGTATATCATTTAATATACTATTGTTTGCAAACATAGTTGGAGTAACTGGTTTTGCAGGGATTGAATCTTTAATTGAATCAACTAATGAATTTTTAGTTTCAACAACTGTTTTTTTAGGTTCTGGTGTTTCCAGTAATAATCCTAATTCTTCTCTTACAACTTGTTGTACTTCTTCTCGTACAACTTTACGTAATAATTTTACAAAGGTATCTGTCTTCATGTTTATAAATATTTTTATTATCCAAGTATTTGCTTAAGTTCTTCAAGTAATTGATCTTCATTACGAACTAAACTAGGTGCAGTTTGAGTTATTTTTAAATTACTGAATTTTTCATATGCAACTGCTTGTTTAGCTCCAGATGGAGTGGTAATTATTCTAATTATATATTCTTTATTATCTATATTAGTATATTCATACTCTAATGTTTGAGTTGATTTTTTATTAATAATATTTACTAAATCTTCATTTAAATTATTAACTACATCACTTGTTGGTTGTGATGTGATAGTGAAACTTAATGAATTTAATTTATCTAATATTTTACTAACTAATCTTTTAAATACAGATAATATAGCAGTTAAAACTGTTGTTATTAATATATAATCATTTATTTTTTCTTCTATAGGTGGTATTTGAGCAGTAGCCTCAGCGGCAGCTGCTGGATCACCACTAGCTAAACGAGCTTTTAGAATAGATAAATATAATTTAGCTGCTGCTAAAGCAGCTAGAATTACTTTAAGTAATTTAAGTAAAGTATCAAGAGTTGTTTTAAGAATATTTATAGTCTTTTTTAAACTTTTAACTTTATTATCAAAATCTTCTTTGAATTTTTGATAATTTCTATTATCTTTAGGAGTAAAAACTATTTTACCTCCATTAACAACTACACGACCTTTATTTTTTAATTGTTTTTTAGTTTTATTTATTAATCTATTAATTATAGCATTAGCTGATTTTTCAGCATTAATAAAATTAGATAATACAGGTAAAAGAACTGCTACAATAGCAGCTTTAGCTCCTGCTGGAGATATTTTGGTTTGTTCTTTTAAAAAATTAGTTTTATCATTAGTAGCCTTTTCTAAATCTTCTTTCCTTTTCTTTTGTTTTTCTTTTGTTTTATTAACAATTTCTTCACTCTTATTAAGCTTTTCTTGTTTATCTATTTTATCTTTAGCATTAGTAACTGATTCATTTGTTGCTTGAATATTATCTGAAGTATTAAATGTTGAAGCTATAAATTTTTCGTTAGCGATAAATTGAGTTTTGATTTCTTCAATAATAACGGCATCTGCTGGATTGTTTGGATCTAAAACTCTTCCATCCCGTTTGTATGTACCATTAATAAAAATATCACTTGTGGTTTTACTTGGGGTATTACTTGGAATATTATCTGAAGTAGAAGTCTTAGCTCTTTGTTCTTCTTGAACTATTTTAATTTCTTTTGCTTTTGGATCATTAGAAAAACTAAGAGTAATACCTGTTTTTCTATCAGACATTGCTTTTAAATATACTTCTTCTCTTTGTAAAATTCTTCTATTACGATTATCACTAATATATAATAAATCTTGTATTACATCATATAATTGGGATTGCCAAAAATCTGTTTTTTCTCGTGGTAAAGAATCATAAACAAGTTCATCATTTCTATATATGGAAAAATATTGATAACCATCATCATCATATTTAAGCTCGTATTGATATTTAGGTTTAGCCATATTATATAGTAAATGAAGTTGGAGATTTAAAATCGTCTAACTTAAGTTTTATTTCTTGAAATTTACCTTTTAAAAAAGTAGCTGGTATAATTAATAAAGGAGGTACAGCTGCTAAAGCAGTCACCATATCACTATAATCGGATACAGCTTGCATCATTTCAGTTAATATTTCATCTAATTGTTCACCTTTAACTACAGGTTCAGCAGATCCATTTTTATCTAATCCAAATTGTACTCTAGGAGCATTAACAAGAAACATATTTGTTTCATTATCACTATCTACATTACCAACGTCAATTGTTACTTTATCACCAGCAGATAAGTTAATATAACGTTTAGAATTAAGATATATATCATTTGAACGTGAGTTAAAAACTAAACGTCCTGATGATAATACTATCTGTTCTCCACTATATCCTTTAATTAATTCTGCCATTATATTGTTTTTCCTGGATCTGTAAATTTACCTATAAATTGAAAAGCATATGTTGATCCTACTCCTGGTCTATTTGCTACTGTAGACCATGTATTAATAGTAAAATAATCTGATATTTCTCCTTTTCCTGATGAATTTGATACAATAATATATGAGTTCTTTTTTTTAGTATCAATTACAAATCCTATATGTCCACTTTTTTCTTTTGTTGTAGTTACAATAATATCTCCAGGTTGAGCATTTTTCCAATTATCTCTTTTTCTCCAATTTATAGTATCTTTAGAAATAAGATTATATATACCAGTTGTTCCATATTCGAAATTAATTTCTTTACCTGGTTTTGGTGGTTTGGATTTATAATTTATACCATGTCCTGTAGCTCTCATATATATTATTGATACTCCAACTCCGCAACCTTTACCTGCAGGTTGGTAAACTCCTTTTGGACTTGTACTTGATATACCTGGGATACCTTTAGTAAAAGTCCCTATACTAGCCTTAGCAGCTGCTACAAAGCTATAATATGGTGCTACATCACGACTACTATTTCTAGGAAGAAAATTATCAGGTGTTGAACCGTTTTTACTAATAATTATATTATTATAACTAACATTTATTTCTACTGAAGTTTCATCTTTTGAATAAACTGTCTTATCAGGAACTATTTCTGTATCTATTTCTAAATCTATATCTTCTGTTGCAAATGCTTGAAAGTATTCTTCTTCATCAGCAGGTAAGAAATTAGCTATATAAATACCTTCTTCAATTTCTTCAGGTGTCAATGGAGATGGAGATGGAGAGGGAGTTGGTGTTGGAGATGGTGAAGGTAAAACTGATGCTACTATTATTGGTAATTGAAGATTATCAGGTTCATTTGGTTGAGCTACTACTACTTCACTTTCTGTAACATTTTCATCTAATGAATCAAAATTTTTACTAGCTAAATCTTCAATAGGTAAAGGATTACTTTCAACATTTGTTATAAAAATACCACTTGAAAATGCATTAGTTTGTACATTCACATCATTAACATCAATTTGATCATCTAATAATTTTTGTTGATCAGGAATAACATTACCAACAATACTTACAAATTGATCATTCATAAGCATACCTCCTCCACCTTCATTTTGAATTAGAATATCTGTAGGTTTTATTTTAAAAGGATATACTTTCTTAGCCATTAGGTAAACCTATTTGTGATTGATTAATATTATCTTTATTAACTGTTACATCTGGTGTTTTAGGAGATATAGATGTAGATACTTCAATTGTATTATCATTAACTGAATTCCATATACCTATTGGATTTGGATCATAATACACTGTGTTAGTACCTGAAGCTCCAGGTACTGTAATATCTATGTTTGGTCCTACTTCTAATCTAACAACATATCCTGGTTTTGGTAAATGAACCATGTTGGTGTTCATTGGAAAGGCAGAAGCTATTTTATTAGAAGCTAAATTATTAATAATAGGAGTATATTTTATTTCTCTTGTTTCAGAATCAACAGCTCTTACAATACCGTAATTTTTAGTAGCATTAGGTAAAATTGATGATAAAGTAGAAGAACCAACACCAAATGATTTTTTTGGTCTAGTAGTACCAGTTCTTATAGTATTTTCTGATCCCATTAGTTATTATTTGCTTCTAATTGTTTTGGTTCAATAGGTGCAGTCACATTATTAATTTCTTGAAATAATAATTCCTTATCACGATCACTTAACACACTTCCATCTCCATCATTACCAATATTATTCATTGCACGTTGTACAATACCAGCCATTTTGATTAAGGCATCATCATTTTTGATACCTAATTCCATATATTCTTTTAATAAAGGAACAAGCATCATTGCATCACCTGGCTCCTGTATCATAGGTTTCAGTTGATCAATTAATGATCTTATTTCTTTTTCTTTACGTACAGAGTTTTTATATATATCCTCTAGTAAGTTAGAAAAAGATTTACCTTTAAATAATTCTTGATTAAAATCCATTACTTATATAATTTACATATATAAATATGAAAGGTATGAAAATTTAAATTGACATAGTTATATGTCCATGTTCATAATATTGATTATACTTTTTAATATAAACCAATTTTAAACGTTTTATAATTTTCGTAATCTGAGGTGTTGAAGCGTCAGTTATTTCCTTTATATAGATATACAGTGCTTTTTTGTTAAAAATATCAATGTTATCATTTTTACGGAATAACTCTAATATAGCATCCGCAATTTGAGCATCGCGTTGTTTAGGGAATAAAGTGAATAAGTTATGATCTGCGTATTTAGTAAATTGTTGAAGAAAGGTAGGTGTTTTATCTTGATAAACATCTTTACCATTATTCATTATATCAATTAAAATTGTTTTATCCTCATCAACTGCTTCTACAGTTGCTTTGTCTTTTAGCTTCTTGTAGTTAGCGTTATTGTATAGGATAAGGTACCTTTTTGTAATAGTACCAAAATAACTAAATGCTTTTCCTTTTGTCTGGTCGTATAAATGTAGTTTTTCTAATAAGAAAGCTACTACTTCATGTTGGAGTTCTGGGATTGTATCAACTTCTGTATAGTAAAACTTAAAAGTATGAATGATATTTTCAGCCAGTTTATGAAATGAATAATTAATTTTTTCATTAAATAGTTTATTACGTTGTGCTTGATTTGTTAATGACAAATACTCTAAAATAGCATCTTCAGTTTCTTGAGTGAAGTATATATTAGCCTTTTTCGGTTTGCGTTTACGGACAGTCCCCTTCTTAGTCAGTAATACTTCTTCCTCAATCATGGTTTAGTAGTTTTTTAGATAATGATTTAATGAGTCTTGTATGTTTTTTAGACTATTAAAGAAGAAACCAATTTGGTCATCAGATTTAAATGCTTCTGTTAATTCAACTTCATTAAGCATTTTATTAGATTGGTCTACAATAGCAGCAATGCTATCAATGATTATTTTTTGTCTAGCAGCAATTTCTTCAAGTTTAACTACTTTTTGATTCAAGTTCCAAATGATATAGCCAACAACTGTGGCTATCCATAATACAATTGAAATAATTCCTAATATCATAAATTCTTCATTATATCTGCTAATGCCGGATTAGTCATTTGCTTCATAGCTTTTTGTCTAATAACCGGATTAATATTTTTGTTTAATTTAAAATTATTGTTAGCTGGTTTAGCAGCTTGTTTTGGTCCTAATAATTTAGGTAACCATTCATTTTCAAATTCAATTCTCGCAGCTAGTAAATCTGCTTGATGTAACACAAAAACAATTGAGGTACATGGTTTGGTTTCTGGTGTAAACCCCATTAAATATGATTTATTAGCCTCATCATATAAACCGTCATGTGTTCTGATAGCTAAAAATTCGTTTTTAGAGTAACTTATACCGTTGTTATTTAGTAAAAATAAACCACGGTCTGGTACTGACATATATTCAAGACGATCATTAAACATATAAGTCTCATTTAGTTTATCACGTCTCCATTGATCTGTTTGTTCAATGTACGAAGCATGATTTTCATCTCCAAATTTACCTAAGTCATGATTGATAGCAGCAAATACTAATTCTTCAAGTGTATAAGTATCTACCATACCCATGTCTCTCCATACAGCATCAATTTTAATAGCTGCTTCAACAACTCGGTTAATATGATCTACATACCCACCTGGAAAACAATTATGATATTGATTCTTGTGTGATGCAGGCATCAATATAAAACGGTCCTCATGTTTAGTATAGAACTCAATGAGTTTATCTTTACGTTCACCTGAGATATAATTATTAATATTATCTAAAAATATATCCCAATTTTCTTTAATTTTTTCTGCTTCTAACATAACCTATTTTTTGTTTAATTAATCTTGTTCTGAGTTGATTAAAGATCTAATGTCTTCAACTTGATTTTTCATAGTACTAAGCATATCCTTAGCTTCTACAGTGTTAAATTTTGGATCTGAAAAACGTGCACCAAAACCGGTTAACATATTTTCTAATTGATCTAATTTCTTTTGGATAAGTTCTTTATATCTCATTTTATGATTTGTTTAATAATGCTCACTAACTGTGGCACTGTGTCGAATGTACGAAGTGTATCTGTGGTAGCCAAATCTGTTTCTGGGAGTATAGTGATGACTTTATCATCTAAATCTAAGAATACTATAGGATAAGTAGAGGTTTTAAATTTATCTTCAATATTATCTGCAAAATCGGAGAATTGTTCTGCATCAATGTTCACATAGGATATCCCTGCTGCGTCTAGCTCACTTTTAAGCCACATGCAAGTATCACACCATTCAAGTGTTAATAATCTAACCTTTCCATCCTTACTCATTCCCTATCATCTCTTTATTAGTAATCATAAGTATAAATTATAATTATTTATTATTTTCTAAAAAATACGGTTTTTTCCTTGGGGAGCCAAGCTTTCTCACACACTTCTGAAAATAAGTTTTTAATGAAGTAAGTACCTGGCTTAAACTGAGGTACTTTGTTCTATATAAATATATATAAGGTATAAAATTCAATTTATTATAGGGGAGATATAGTGTATTTTTCACCTAATTGATTAACAATCTCAATAGCATCTTTTGAGTGCATGTAAAACATTTCTCTATTGCCTGATACTCTAACAGCGTCTAAATGTTTATGAAGTTCTTGTTCTAGTTTATAAGAATTAAAACATTTAAATGAATAAACTGGTACCCAAGGTGTAGGAACACCTGTTGCTCCTGATATTTCTTTAGCTCTATTATCTACATCTCGAATTGTCATTCCTATTTTTACCATATCTGGCATTGATTTATTTACTAAGACATAAACATACTCATTAGGAACTAAACTACCATCT